GCCTGCTGTACTAAACCGTCATAAATGCTTTGGGGTCGCACCACCACCCAGACATCCCTGAATCGTGATGCAACAGCCGCTATGTCTCGGTTTACTGCCCCTGCGGCGTTTGCTTCGGGGGCGTTTGCTTCGGGGGCGTTTGCTTCGGGGGCGTTTGGTGCCCGTTCTGCACGCAATTCATCTCGTCTTACTTTCCCATAACGCAATCCCAAAAACTGTTCACGCATACGGCCGTATTCTTCAATAATGTCCGACATGGCAATTCGGCGTGCCACCCCCTCACGGTTGCCTACGGCATCAAAATAAGGGTTGTCTGCTATTTGTCTCAATCGTTGACGGGTTGCTTCCTTCCAATTAGCCCACTCCGCGTCATCAAGAAGCCGGTCTGCATTTAGGTCATTAATTTGTTCCTGTGCACGTCGTCTTTGTGCTTCTGGCACAATAGACGCGTCTCTTAATCTCTGTTGCATTCGCTCTTCTTCTTGTGGATTATCTCTAAAAGCCTCAAAAACAAGTCTCGTCATCTTTTCGTCAAGACTTGCTAAATCATCCCCCCATCTGCTTTCGTCATTAAAGTCAGCACCACGCAATTGATTTAATACTTGATTTTTTGCTGCTGTCACTTTATTTTGGTTGACTGCTGTTTGCGTTCTGGCTGGTCTTTGTGGTTGAACTTCGACCGCCGGCGCTTCTGCTTCAGGGCGTCGAGCCGCTGTTTGTTCCGCACGCTGTTCGGATGCTCGGCGACGGCGTGGTCTTGCAGGTCGTGCGGGCGCTGGCGCAGGTGCGGGCGCTGGCGCAGGTGCGGGCGCTGGCGCAGGTGCGGGTGCATCTTCATCGGTTCTTAATGCGCCGGGTTGCTCAATTTCCCTATTCATTCTTCGTCGTTCTGAATCACGAAGATTCCCACCCCTTTGGGGTCTTGCGGGTTGGCGACGGTTGTTTAGTCGTTGCCTACGACGGATTTCTTTCATTACCTGTTTGTAATCTTCGCTGTCTTTATAGTTAGGGTCTTGACGCATCTCGTCCAACATGTCTTGCAAAACTGCGTCTGACTCATTTTCTAGAAGATTTATTCGGCGCCTACCAGCATCTGCTTCTCTTTGCGGTCTGCGGGCAGGTGCTTCATCGGTTCTTGGTGCGCCGGGTTCTTCTATTTCTCGCCGAACTCTTCTTCTTTCCGAGTCACGCAAACCAGCATCTCGTCTATCTTCGAGACGAGCAGTAGTAGCACCTCTTCTGCGTGCCCTAGGACGAGCAGGAGCGGCAGGTACTTCTACGGGTTTGGGTGTTGGGCGCCTTCTCTGCCCTTGCGGTCTGACTGTTGTTTGAGGAATTTGCGGTCTTTGTCTTGATGTCGGAGCAATTTGTGGTGTACCTTCTCCGCCTTCAAGTCTTTCCGCCACACTTCTAAAACCTTGTTCAATTCTGCCCGGACGTTCTTGGTTTTGAAGCCGCTCAATCATTCGCTGGTTGCGTCGCTCAACTCTACGGTTTCGTTTACGGTCATCAACATTTTCAAGTCGTTCACCGATGTTTGAGATTGCGTTCGCAATTCTTCGGGCTACCCCCCAACCGCAGTTACGACCAAAACGGTCGGTGATTTGACCGCCGTAGCGTGTTCCAACAGGACATCTCCACCCACCCCGACGGTTTGTTCCCGGAATAGAAAGACCTGGGTCCCATAGTGCTCGGATTCTTTTTACTTCGTAGTTGAAAGTTGTTTTTTGTTGTTCACCAATGAACGCCAATGTTTTGTAGACGATGACATTGTTGAATTCTTTTTCAGAAAACACGTAAATAGGGGCATCGGACACAGACATAACTGGAAGAAATTTTGTTTCACTTGTTTCAAATGCGGTTTTTGTTCCGCTTTCTATTGCGGAGGCTACCGCCGATTCTGGCATCGGACCTTGTACTGTCATGCCCGCATCAAGAGATGCGTCAAGTTCTGCTTTTGTTATTGCCGATTCTTTGTATTCGTCCGAAAAAGCCTTGGCAAGATTTTTCGCGTCATCAGATAGCGGTTTAAAGGTGCTTCCTTCTGTGGATGACGAGATAAGCATGAATGGTTTACCATCTCGTGTTTTGACAACGAATGCGGTTTTCATCAAGGTCTTTCTTCTTTATGCACCCTTTAGGCAGGGGAGAGAATACCTTAAAATGGTATCACTATTCAGTTATGGTCAATAATAGTAGTAAAGAATTATTTTAATTTCGCTAATTCTTTCTGAGCATTTTTTAATGCTTCATCACTGAAGGCAAAAGGCGGTTCTTCAAAAACAAAATCTTGAGCGGAATCGTACCAATAGAGGACGGGGTCAGCATCGTCGCCAGCATCACTAAGCAAGTCGGCGAATGGAGTCACATCCCTACTCGATTTTGCGTATTCCCGAATTGCTGTGGCAATTGGTGAATCACCATAAACATAAAATTTTTCACCGTCGCAGGCAAGGATGAATTTATAGGTTTTATTTAACCAGATTGATTTTTTCATAAAACCCTCGTTTTCACGCTCTGACCGGTCGGGTTATTTTAGCGATAACTTTGTCAACAAATGCATCTGATTCAATTAGTCCGATACGGGCAAGAACTTTTGCGGCTCGTTCGGGGACGGACGTGACTCGGGTTCCCCAAGTCCCACGACCTTGCATCGCTTGCGCCGCAAATCTTCTGTCAAGCGCCGCAACTGTTCCGTCGTCGTATGCGCTTCGTATACCGTTAGCCCAATTTGAAAGAGTTGTCTTTAATTCGGCGCGTACCGCTGCTATAGCCTCATCGCGAGTCCAACCGGCATTTTCTAGTTCCGTAATACGCACTTTGTATCCATGAAATGGATTATCGTCAATATAATTGTAAGCCTCACCACCCATGTAATTGAAAAGCGAATCCACGGTGTCGGGTTGTCTGTAAAATCCTCGCCCAAAGTCAATCGGTAGGGCGCCATTGCCTTCAAAAATCATCGCATTACTGTTGTGTCTATCTGTCGCTCCGGTAATAGCGTTGACAACTGCCATACCGAGACGAGATTCTTTGTCTGTTATCGCATTCGCACCACGACGACCCGTTTCGGTAAAATCCGCAACATTTTTTACATGCCCTTCAGCAAAATTAGGACCTAACTCTTGAAGGATTTTGACCTTATTGTCATCTTTGACAATGCGCCCCTGACCAGCAGCAAAACCCATTCTTTCGGCAAGCAAGCCACCGAATAGTTCTGAATGTTGTGAAGCAACGCCAAAAGACCTATCTGGTGGCTTGAACAAATACCCTCTGCCGTCAAGTGAGCCATCGTCTCCGATGTAAAGATGGAACCATGGATTTGCGCCATGAGTGCCAGCCGGATAAGAGATATATGAGAATCCAGAGCGTTTGATTTGAAGAAGTTTTTGTCTGTCTGCATCCGTAAGACTTGCTCCACCACTTTTTCGCGCTGCTTCCACTCTGCTCTTAAATTCCCTTGCCTCCCGTGAAGCCGCTGCGTTGGGGTTTTGACCCGCAGATTCTGCCACTGCTTCCGCTAGTGTCTTTGAGCGTTTCCTAAGGGCAACACCCAAAAAATCATCTGGAATATCGGTAAGTGGACCTGCATAGGATGCGGCGTCTAATTCGGTTCGAATTCCTTTGTTTCCTTTAAGAACCTTCTCAAATTTCCCGTTAGCCAATCTAGGAAGATTTTGCGCATCATGTCGACTTTGAAGCCGATTCATGTTTGGCACTTGTCGAGGTGCGGGTTGTCGTTCATTGTTTTGTGGAGATTCATTGTTTTGTGGAGATTGTGCATTGCGCCTTGACCTTACAGCCCCTTGTCGTCTTGGCTGTCTTGGTCGTCTTGGAGCCGCAGGCGCCTCGGGTGCGTTTGCCCTCCCCGAAGATGGTTCATTTGCTGCAAGAACTTCACCCCATGCATCAATATTATCCATAAGAGTTTTTTTGATTCTTGCAAGTTTTACTTGTTCGCCATCAACTTCAATAAAATCATTTTCGCCGATAACTCCACGGTTCTCAGCGCGTTGAAGGTCTTCCCTCCATCTAGTTAGGACTGCAATATTTTGTCGAGCGGCTTGAGCAATTTGCATTTTCCTTGCAGGTGAATTAGGAAAATTTTCAGGGTCATTGACGATAGCCAGACGGTCACCGTTGCCCCGAATCGCATCGGCGATGTAACCACTCAAAAATCGCTGGTCTGCAACTATTGAATTAAGAACTCTGCCGGGTCTGCGAGCGGCGTCTGCCCTAGCCCGACGAAGTCTTTCAGATTCGGCGGCGTTATCACTGTCACCACGTACCGGTGCGGGTCTAAGCGGTCTTGAATTACCCCGTGTTCTTGTACCTTGCAAGACCATTATACGATTTTGTATCGCATCCAATCTTCTTTGTTCTTCTCGAACAAGTGCGTCTCTCGCACCGTTTCGCTCCATTTGGTCAAGATTGCGCAATGCTTCTGATGCACGTTGGCGCAGTACAGCGATTTGTCTTTTGCGCTCAGCCTTGCTTGTCGGTATGGGGGCGCGTACAGCATTTTCCGCATCATCTGCTTGCTGTCTAGCCGCTTCAATTGCTTGTTCGGCGAGGTCTGCGGGGTCTCCTACCCGTGCGGCGACTTCTGCTTCTTCGTCAAGGATTCTTTGAATACTTGGGTCTGGTTCCCGTGGTGCTGCGGGAGGCTGTCTTCTGCGGGCTGGTTGACCGCCGCCTTCCCGAATACGATTATTGACAAAATCGCCACGGGCGTTACGCCGATTGCTGTCATCGTAATATCGACCAAATCTGCGCTCAAGTTCCGCTTTGTCGTCTCCCTGATATAAGTCGTCACGCCAATAAGCAGTATCTGGGAGACCTCGTTCACGGAAACGATTCCGAACATTTCTTTCCGAACGAACATCGGGAACACTCCCTCCCAAATCTGGTTCAGCACCAAAATTTGAGTCTATGTCATCGGGTTTAACAACCAAAGGACGAGGGGTTTCATCAACTCTTCTTGGCGGTTTATTTGCTCTTTCTCGTGCTCTTTGCGCCGACGCAGCGACTCTACGGCGCCGAGGAGCGGGCGCCTGTTCTTCGGGGTCCATCAAACGGCTATCGGTGACTCCGAAATATCGTCTTCCTTTGTTGGTGAGCGGGTACCACACTTGGATTTCTGGTCCTGGCCCGCCAAGTCCGCGGAAGTCCATGCCAACCTCTCTTTGGGGTCGCCGAAAATACCCCTTTTTAACAAGTTCATTTATAATCCTTTTTTCATCGTCATTCGGGTCAACATCTACATCCCAAAACCCTCTATATTCAAAGTTTCTGGCGTTGTTTTTAATTTTGTTAAGCACTGCTTTTTCGGCATCGTTGAGGTCGTCACCCGTTCGCTTCCCAACTTCTCCGTCGGGGGTTGGTGATGCTTCCCGTCTTTGACGGCGTCGGGCGGGCGCCGGTCTTTGGGGGACATTGTTGACACGATTGTATGCTTCACGAAGATTGCCTTCATTGAATTTGAACCATTCGTCCTGTGTCAATAAACCAGCATTTCCGCCTTCTTGTTGAATTTTTTCAATACGAGATTTGTACTCTGCATATTTTCTGTTTTTGTAGTCATCAAAACTTTCGTTTTGCATCGGTCCGTCTTCTGGCGCATCAACATCAGTTTGTGCACGACCGCGACGGCGTGGTCTTGCGGGTTGAGCGGGTCTTGCGGGTGCGGGCGCCGTGGGTGTCTGCTCTTCGTTTTCGGGCGCCGCTGGTCGTTCGATTCGTGGTTGCTCTGGTCGTCCTTGTTGCGGTTGTCGCCTTTGTTGTGGTTGTCGTCTAGGTTGTCTATCTTCTGCATCCCGAGGCATTCGTACAGGTCCTATACGCAAAGGACCGTCATCGCCAAAAATTCTCCCCAATCTCCCCTGTTCACGCGTCGTGCCTCGTGCCTCTGTCGGCGCTTCTCCGCCTTCCAATCTTTCCGCAATACTTCTTGCCCCCCTCTCAAGGGCGCCACCTCGTTCTTGTCGTTGCAGTCTCTCAATCATTCGGGCGTTGCGTCGCTCTACCCGTCTTTTGCGCTTGTCATCGTCACGGTTTTCTAAACGTTCACCGATGTTTGAAATAGCGTTGGCTATACGACGGGCTACGCCCCACCCACAGTTTCTTCCGAATCTGTCGGTGATTTGACCGCCATAGCGTGTTCCAACAGGGCATCTCCAACCGCCTCGTCTGCCAGTGCCGGGTATTGACAGTGACGGGTCCCATAGTGCTCGGATTCTTTTGATTTCGTAGTTGAAAGTCGTTTTGGTTTGTTCGGATACGAACGCCATTGCTTTATATTCAATGGTATTTTTTTTATCTGAAATTACAATGATTTCAGAGCCAATATTGTTTTCATTCATTGTTTTTTTTCTTGGAAATATTTTGTTTAATAAACGCCTCGAAGACCCATCTGCGGACAGTCCTCTCGACCCCGTCGCTCCCCGTGTACGTCACGAGTTCTAGCGGTTCCGGAACTTTGCCAAAATCTTCGCTGTATTTAAAAGCGCCGTTTGTCCCATCTGCAAACTTTTTGATATTAATTGTTGGGTCGTTGGGGTCGTTCGCAATAGCCCTATTAAGTTGACGACCAAACTTGCGTCGTTCACCAACCGTAAGCGGTCTTGCTCTTTCTATGCTTACCAGCGCACCGTTGGGGGCGACATAGGTAATTCTGCTCATTGAAGCGCCCGCCAGCAAACCTAAATCGTCGGGAGAAATATCTTGGGGTGTCCGTGCCGCTCGTATCATCGCACCGTCAAGCATGTCTTTGTTGCCGCTGAATTGACGCAAAACCGACGATGGAACAAGCGGTCGTAAAATAATTCCATCCTTGCGAATCATTCGTCCCTCCCCACCTGGCGCACCTTTCAGAATCTTTATCGCATCATCTATTCCTTTTTTGAAAGCCTTGCTATTGGGGGATGCGTTGCGTGGAATTTTCGCCATTCTCCGTATTTGAAGCGTTCTGTTTGCCGACGGTTGTCCTTCAATGACTTGCGAAAGGCTTTCAACTCTGGCGCTGGGAATATTGTTAGCGCTGCGTACTGCGCGAGCAATCAGGGCAAGTGGTCCTGGTATTTCAAACAATTGAGCACCGCAAGTCGTATAGTTATTATCCGTGAACCGTCCGCCATATTCAAAACCGGCAGGACACCTGTACCCCCGTTCCGTATTGGTAAGCGCACGCCTGAGCGCCCCTAGACCTGGTTTGCCCGGCGTTAAGGCACGATACAAACCCGAGCGTATCGGACTTCTAAATGGAGAAATATTTCCCGGTGTTACGAATGAGCCAACACCCTGAGCAAATCTTCCGAGTCTTGACCGTGAACTGATTAAACCGACTTTTTCTTGGAGTTGTTCTATTTGGGGAATCTCAACGTCCAATGGAGAGCCAAGACGGGATATTTTTTTGTCTAAAAAAATTCTTGCTTTAAGATTTAAGGTTTTTCTGTTTGTGGATATCGGCGTGTTTTTGACCGACAAAGATTTTTTGTCTTCAAAACCGCCGCTGAATTTAAAAGTGATTTGTTTTTGAAGCGCAAAAACAGTCCGCTTCACGGACGAGAAGCGTCCATTGCGGTGGTTTTGTCTGCGTGTTTGCAGGAATTTGTCAATTGTGGGGTTAATAATACTGCCCATTGGTGCCCTTTTATTGGGTCGCAATTAGTCCGAAACTAAGATAATTGTACATTATCTTTGCTCGGGTTATTAATCACGGAGTATTTAGCGTAATGCTTTACTTTTGATGCGTATTCAACATTCAGGGTTTTCAGCCACCCACCTACGGACTTCATCAAGACACCATTCAAGCCTGTCGCTTCACATGTAATGGATGCTATTTTTTCATACTTCTGAACAATTTGATGCATTTTCTCCCGTTGCTCTACGGTCGTATCATTACACGGGCTGATGTAGTAGCGCAGACCGCCAAATTTTTCTTTGATTTGTAAAATTTGATAATTAGGGTCGATTGCGGTCAGTTCTTTGTCGCAGTCAACAATGATTTGATACCAACCCTCGTCAACACTGATATATTTGCCGTAAGACTGAGGTATTTTGGTTTTAAGCGCTTCTACCGCTAATTGGAGTTCGTTCATTTCAATGAATTTCTCCACGATTCGATGTTGTTGTCGTTGATGTTGAACGGGATTTTATCTGGCTCATTCTCAAGCATCAATTCAAAATCGGCAGACGATGCTTTATCGCCGCTGACCATATACCAAACTTTGCCATCTGTCCCATGGACAGCAAAGCCGTCGCCATACGGGAAAACTCTTTCACTCGTATTCCCACTATATTTCGGTGAACCAATATCCATTAAATTATGCCACCTCGTTCTAATTCTGGCATAGAGTTGATTGCTGACTGCAACCGTTTAATCCACGCTTTTGCTTGCGGGGTCATAATACTAGGAGTTGCTCGACCCGAATCTGACGGTGCTATCAAATTCACCATATTCCCCATTTCATCAAAGGCTTTGTCGTCCATGATTTTTGTGTCAGGGAAGTTTTTTGTTAACACCGTCAACAATTTAGCCTCAGCAAAAGCCTCCCAATTGTTGGTCTGAGCATATTTTGATGCAGAGCCAAGAACGGGCATAATTTCATTAGATTTGATACCTTTAGTATTTATTCTTGTCGAATCAAAACCTAAGGTTTCGTCAAATAGTTGTTTACCCTCTTCCAAAAACTTTTCAATTGTTTGACCACCAAGTTGATTTTCTAAAAGTTCTCTAATTTTTTCAACCGAAGAAATACTGTCATTGTCTTCAAAAGAGGACATTGCAACTTTGTCAAATTTAACCGAAGTTAATGCTTCCCAAAACAGTTTCTTTTTACTATCAAGACCTTCACTGAACTTGTTAAGAATAAAACCCAAATTGTCCATTACGGAATCAGAATACGAACTATTATCGCTATGAGCAACATCTTTCGCATATATAGCAAAAAGAGAATTTAAATTTGGTGTAGATGTGTAACCAAAAATTTCTGCCCGCATTCTTTTATCGTTGAATGCCGTTTCAACATCTTTCCAATCCGTATCGGGGTCAATATTGTAAGAAACAGCGAACTTTGCGCCAATAAAAGTGTCACCAACTTTTGAACCTTGTTTTCTGATTTGTTCAAGCGCTGGCGGGTCGGATGCTGTCGAGTTTATGCCCAGCGTTTTTAAAACCTCCGCATAATGGGCGACATGAGATAGTTCATGTACGGAAACACCTATCTGATAGTCGTCGGTTCCCGCAATTTTTACAGAGCCGTTAAACATGTCCCCTTTCTCCATCGCATCACCGCCAACGCCAACATTGCTTATCAGCAGGGAATCAGCATAAAATCTTGTTGCTGAAATAATTTTACCGTCGGGGTAATCTGCAATCCATGCATATGCGCCAGCGCCTTGAGGTCCACCATCACCTATTTGATGTATTTCAAATGTGAATGCGCCACGCAAAGAAGGATTGTCTTGCATAAGCAATTCTGCCCCCACAAGAGCCTCAACAAAACCTCTTCCTAACTCTTTACGAATGGCGTCACGACCTCCCTCGGTTTCTAACATTGATTGAATTTTTTCTAGTTGGTCAGCGCTGTTCCTTAACCGTTCTTTTGAGGCATCATCAACGCCATCTTCATTAGATTTATTTCTCAGTCGGGCAATTCTTGTCGTTAGTAAATCACCCTTCAAGTCATTTATCCCACTATCAAGCATTTCTTTCATGCTTCTTGATTTAGGTATACCCATTTTTGCAATCAGTTCATCACCGTATTCTTCAACTTCTTTGTTTTTTGCATTGGGAACATACTTATTTAAAAGTTTTGCAATTTTTGCATCCAATTCCGTGTTGAAAGAATCGGCGTCAAATGTAACTTTCGTCAAACCATCTTTCCGTATTGATGCATCGGGTGCCGCCGGATTTGCGTTATCCATATCTGCTGTTTGTGTGGCAAGATTAGATTTTCTATTCCTTCTCCGAAGAGCCGAAATTGCCGCCGAAGTATATTTAGAAGAACCGATAGTGTGGATTTTGTCAACAATTTTGTCCACGTCCGCACGTTGTTCTTTGCTAATTTTGCCCTTTCGTTCAAGACGATTAAGAGCAAGGTCGGCAACATCTTTCCCGACCGTTCGCAACAAATCAACACCAATCAAAGTTACGGCTGACAGCGTTCCAGAACCGTCAACGTTCAAATAGTCAAGCGCATCAAGTGTTGCCAACGCCGTCAATGCGGCGACCTTTGTTGTGCTACTTACTTTTTTGTTTTCAAAAATTTTTTTCCCCTGTGTAAGCAAATCGCCAACTTCTCGTCGCGACGCACGAACGGCTCGCTTGGCGAGCGCCATCCCCGGAACTAAACAATTGGACATCTGCATGTCTGTAAATTGGTTGGCGTTCGGTGTTCCCGGCGGGCATCGCAATTTTCCCGCAGCATCAACAATCACGCCAGCGGCACGGGCAGCACGCGCCCCAACCGATTGCAGATTTGGCTTGTCCTTGAGACTAGGTCCTAAAAACCCTTTGAATAGAAGAATATTTTCTTGGACAGACGAAATAGATTTCGTATATAAGGCAATCCTGTCATTCGCCGTAAATGCGAGAGACGAATTCATCGTCTCACCCGCCTAGCCTTCGACTGAGTCTGAGGCACCCTCGGGTTGGTCGTCGGCAGTTTCGGCGTCTGCTTTCTTCTTCCTAATTTTTTTTGGTTTTTCATCAGCAGGCATGTCGTTAGCGACCGATTCACCCGAAGTGACAAAACCCGATTCTGAAGGTTGATTCTTTTTTTTCATTTGAAATTACCGCCGCTATCTTCAATTTCAAGAGACAACATCTCAAACTCCATCAAAGAACCCATAAGGCTTTTTGCTTCCTCTTCGGAGATTGCGAACTTCAATCCCGCCCAATTTTCGGGAATCATCTCCTCTTTGCCGAGTTCTTTGGCACGCTTCATAATGTGGGCTTTAGCCTCTGTTTTGTTTTTTGCACGACCAAATGCTTGAATCGCATTTTGCAAGTCGGTTTCATCAACAATCGGATACGAACCATCGGGGAGAGCCTTGCCTTCCTTGGCAAGTTTCTCGCGCTGCTCATCGTCGTACATGCGCTTAAGAGCAAGGTCTGCGACTTCGGCGTCAATATCTGAGGCTTCTTCAGCGTCGTACTCGTCGTATCCAAGAACTTCGCCGTCAATACCCACGAATACGTCGTAAGACTTTCCGTCTACGCCCTCGATTTCCACCGCATAGGCGTCATAACCCTCAAACATGTCCGCATCAACCGCTACGACCTCTCCCTCAATTGACTTAACCGCAATTGATGCCGCTTCGTCAAATGAAACAACTTTTTCGCCCGGCACGACAGCAACTTCGCCAATCAAATCTTGATTGAGAAGATGCCAGCCCATGCATTCGCCGCTTGTCCCATCAAAATACGCTTCAATGGCTTTGCCGTCTTTGCGCTCAATGTCAACAACGAAAATATCTGTCTGGTCTGCATAGCCGGAATCAAGAATCTTTCCGGCGAACATGTCTTCGGCGATGCCTTCAACCTCAAGAAGTGTTGGCATATCACCGTGCGGTTCGCAACCACCCGGACAGTTGGCGCAAATATCTGCGCCGCCCGGATACATTTTGCGTTCAATTGCACAAACAAATGCTTGTTCGTCGCCTTCAAAGTCTTCGTTTTTCAAACCCATGGATTCCATGCGCTTCTTGCGAGCCTTCTTGCGAGCCTTCAGCATTCCCTCAAGTGCATTCCACATTTTTTCTTCTTCTTCATCAACTTCGAGGTCGGATTCCGCTTCGTCGTCGTCCTCGTCGTCGTCCTCGTCGTCGTCTTCCGATACTTGAGGCATCATTTCTTTTTTGGGCTTCTTGGGTACGGCGCCCATTGCGCCGTACATTTTTTCATCATCTTCGTCTTCTTCAGCGACTGCAGATGCCATAACTTCCATTGCAGAAACAGGCTTCATCTTTTTGGGTGGCATGTTGCCTTTTTCTGTTGACTCAACCCATTCGGTCTCAAACTCTTCGCCCTTGACCGCAACCGCAGTCGCGCCACATTTGCCGCAAACTTTTGCGCCTGGCTTGTATCCACACTCGGAAATTTCTAAACCTTTTGCGCACTTAATCCCGCCATCTGCGAGAAGTTGGACTGTCGGTGTCTCTGACATGTTAGCCATGTTATTTTTTTTCTCCTTGTATTGCATTGTTTTTGCAATGCAACCCGCTGGATTGGAACAACCATTACACGGCGTCAAGCGTTTTGCGCCTGAAACCATGCACTGATATTTATTTGATTTTTCTGGTAAACCTGTATTAGAAGTATAACCCATAATAGTGTGTATGTCCTGTTAGAAAATGAACATCATTTGATATCTTCAATATTTTTGACTACATTGCTTAACGCTTGATATGCGTCATCGCTGATTTCGGCGATGTCAAATATTTCGACACCAAATTCGTTGGCTTCCGACTTGATTCCGTAATGTTCTAGAACTGGTTCAAGTAGTTCTTTGACCCCATAAATGTTTTGTGTTTCAGCCCTTATAAGGAAACTTGCTGTTTTCATCTCAATTTCGTCTATGCCACCAGCAAGAAGCACTTCCTGCATGAGTTGGTAGGCATCTCGGAGTTTCTTGAGGTTTCTAGCACTTATGACTCGCCCAGCCTTGACCTCTACATCCTCTTCAAGTTCTTTGACCATTTCTGCCAAAGCGGCGGCTAGGGCGGCAATCATTTCTCTGCCTCCGCCACCGCCACACGAACCACCGCATCCACATCCGCCCGGTTTGGAAATCATGGGCATTTCAATGGTTTCGCCATCTTCGTCTTCGCCTTCTTCTACCCAATTGTCGTCTCCTGTCATATAGGAGACGAACTCGGGTTCGGCGTTCATGAACTCTCGCAAAGCCTCATAAGCCTGTTTGTTGCCTTCCTCTTCGTCGTCCGTTTCAAAATCGGGGATTGAACCCACAGCCATTCTTTCGGCTATATCTTCCATCATCATGGCGTTCTTTTCTTCGCTGCCCATATCTCCGAATACCTCAATGGCGTCTTCCATCGTGAATGGATTGTCGTCTTTGCGTCTGCTGAAAAGTGAACGAAGTCGGTCATTCCACTCCGAGTCGTTCCAAATTGAACCGCCCCTAATGCCTCGTATTTTTTTCTTGCAGTTCTTCATGCCGGGGTGGTGGCAGCCCTCGTTCGGCCAAAGTCCGGTCGTCTCGTGGTGGAGCCAAGCGCAAATGTTATTCAACGGATATAACTCGGGGTGATTAGCGAGAATCACGCGACAACGACGGAATCCGCCAGGTTTCCTCATTATCGGGCGCCAGTAGCGGAGCAGGCGTTCAAGGTTGCCTCGGCGAGGACCGTAACCACGGAAACGGGCAGTGACAACTTCTTGCGGAATCAATCCGCCAAGCGGGTCTGCTTTTTCTGGCGTTTTTGGTTTGACACCAACGGGTATCTGTGGGTCGTCTTCCATGTTGTAGCGGTCAACAAAACGGCGTTCTTCTTCGTTCGCTGAGGGGACATTATCGCCGTTCATATTCAGGTAAACCAATTTTGGTTTCACTTGTGTCGGTTCGCCAAACATAAATTTTCCATCTTCAAAATGGTATGAAAGACGCATTGTTGAAACTTTGCCCGATTCTGCCCTGTGGTCAAAAACGACTTGATTGGCGTCGGATTCCCTGACCCTTACGGCGCCGCCAAATTTGCGGGATAGGGCATCTGCAAGGTTGGCAACCCTACCAAGTTTTGGATTTTTTGCTGGTACGCCGTCGTCGCCTTCTTCTTCTCTCTCTTCTTCGTTTTCTTGTGTCATCAACTGACGAATTATTTCCATCATTCGACGCTTTTTGAATTGCTCCATTGCACGCAAACGCATCATGCGTTCCATTGTTGAACGGTCGTGAGCCTTTCGTGTTGGCTCCATGCCTTGTGCAAGTAGTTCTTTGAGAACAAATTGTTTTTGTTCTTTTTTGAAATTTGCGTCCGTTTCAAGTGTTTCAAGTACTTTCTGGTACATGTCTTCCATGTCGTCCTTTTTCTTGCTGTTCTGATAACGGTCAAGAAGACGTCGCCCCTTTGCTGCGAGTTTCGCTGCGTCTGACCTGTCTTGCGGAATTGGTTCACCCCATGCGGCTGCCGAAAGCGCAAGTCTTGTCGGTTTGCCATTGTCGTCTTTCATCGGACCGCTCGGGTTGGTGAAGAAGCGGGTCAGGAAAGAACCTTTGCGTCGCATTTTTTCTGGCGTGTTGGCAGGACCTTTAACTCCGGGTTTAAGGTTTGAACCTTCGGTTCGTCGGAAATGTGCGCGACCCGCAGCGGTAAGACCACCCTTGGGGTCTCTTAGTTGTGCGCCTTTTTCTCCTACTGGAACGCAATTTGGCACCATTTTCCCGTTTTTGCCAGGTTTCATGCCCACTTGTATGTAGCCATCCCAACAAGGGCTTCCGTCGGCGCCTTTGGCGGATTCATCTGTCTTGATACTTATGGTGCCTGTCAGTTGGTTCGCACCGTGGAGAACGGGGGAAACTTCGTATAGTTCGACTTTTTTCAAAATATTTGCTTGGCGTGACGGGTCAAAGTCTGCTTCAAGTGTTTTGTAGCCAATTGACCATTCTTGCTCTTCGCCGAAGAAAGAAACATCCGAGAACGCTTGACGTCCGCGTTCTGATTTGAGGTTGAATTGCACTCGGGCGTAAAGCCCCCCGATTCCCGCCATTTTCATTTTGGTTGGAAGTCGTGGGTCGGTGCGGGGGACTTCGTAAATTTCTAGAACTTTTCCAATTGGCTCATTCCAGTTATGCCCCCATACGACACGCGGTTTGCGTCGTTTTAGGCTTTCGTTGAATGCCGAGGGAACGATGATGTCACCCACCGAGTCCTTGTTGCCAATCCCCGCTACAAAGGCTTCGACAATTCCTTGTGCTTCATCAATATTGATTTGACCTTGTGACGCTTTGTATTCGGTCATTTCAAGGGCGGCGGTTTGCATCACATCAGACATACCCTACAACTTTAAACTATTTACATCATTAATAATGCAACACTTTCAGTAAAGTCTTTTGACTTTACTGAAACTTACTCAAATCTGAATCGCAGACGGCAACGACAGTTATAAGTTAACGACGGGGGCGCAATCGGGTCGCCCGGAAATCGAAGCAGTGCTCCACCCACGGCGAAACCCTCACCGAAATCTACTGTTTTCCCGTCCAAAAATTGGTGTGCGGTACGAACTTTAGAATCCCGACGGGTTGTCCATGTTTTGGTCAAGCCACCAGAATCCTTTCCCGCAAGATAGACGCCAGAATTGAATGCTGTTTGTGCTTCATGCTCCGCCATGGCGCGTCGGCGCTTGCGAAGCAAATTAATAAAAATGGCGACAAGGGCGAGCCTCAAAAGCGCCGATTTGTCTTCGTCGTCACCAGATGCAAGCGCAACGAGCACCGCAGATTGTATTTCTTCAAGGGTTGTCTGATTTGCCTGTTGCATTCTTGCAATCTGCTCTTCGGTTAATTGTTTCAACTCATCCTCATCAATTTCGGCGGGCGAATTGGTTTTTGAAGAAACATAATCTTTTGCTTCGTTGCAGATTGCGACAATCACCGGCTTGATGTCGTCGCTTAACTGCTTATTCCAAACTTCTGTATCAAAAAACATCTCCGCAGTCAAAACGCCAGAAGAAAGTGCTTTTAGGGATTTTTTACCAAATGCTTTTTCCGTGACAACACGTTGCTGTCTCTCAAAAAGACGCTCCAAAGCCCTATCAAGAATCTCCGTCCATCTATCCGTATCGGAGTCAGCCTTGTTTTCGATTTCCTCCATGAACTTTTGTTGCATTTGCTCTTGGACGCTTTCAAACGCACTTAGTTGCTCCTCTGGCGTAATCGCCGTCGTTGCGGGGGCTTGCGCTTCCCCTTCGGGAACGGGGATTGGTGCCGGAGGTGCGGGTTGAGGCATTTCAACAGCGCCCTCCATCGGGGGCAAACCACCGGCGGGAGCGCCTTGGTCAACACCCACCATGTCAACTGGCTGTTGCTGTTCGGGTTTGAAAGGTTTCTCGGTATTGGCAATGGGGGTAAGGTTCGGGTTGGAAAGAAGCGAATCAGCAAGTTCGGATTCAACTTTTTTCCTGCCTGTTGTCTCGCGGTATTCGTTCAGGGAAATCAAACCCTGCTGAAATTCGTCCATCGTGTATCGCTCACGCTCTTGTTTGGCGAGAATCAGAATCGGGATTTGAGATACGTCAAAATCAACATAATATTTATCGTCAAGTTCATCAAGCGCTCGGCTAATTTGATGAAGATGTGGGGTCATTGTTTCCATCCAAAAAACACGTAATTCTTCGGACGCATTACTAAATGTTCTGCCCGATGCGTTGCCTATAACTGATTCGGGAACGCCGAATGCCGAAAGAATTTCTTCTTTTTGAATTTGCCGTAATTGTATGTATGCGGCATCACGGGGTGAAGCAGATGTATCGACATAATCAACGCCATCGGTTGAAGCAATAACGCTTGTGTAGCCGGTGCGAGAAAGATTACCTCGAAAACGAGCCTTGAGTTCCTGTTTGTCGTCTTCCTCCATCTCCCCACGAACGACAAGCAATCCGCCGGGTCGCCCATCGTTCAGCAAATAGTTGCGGTTGTAAAGTTTGGCAAGATTTTCCAATTCAATAGCAATTCCTGCTGATTCCATTGGAGTAATCGAAAGGTATGGGTCAAGGGGGTGGGGTCGCCTAATCCAACAAACATCTTCTGGCTTTAAATAAACTTTCGTTCCGTTCCGCAAATCAACTTCGTATCCTGAAACAAATTTCCGTGCGTCAGGTATCGGCGATGTGTGTTGTGGCGGGAGGAGGTGGAGGGCGATTATTCTTCCATCTCTTCCTTTGACTTTTTCTATGAATGCGCCTCGTGAACTCATCAAAAGTTGCGACGAAAGCCTGTAACGGAATATGAAAGAATTTTCCCCCATGTTGGATTTTGAATTAAGTAATTCCAAAATTGGGCGGTCGGTTTTTATAATCTCGCCGCGTTGGTCGTTGTCTTTTCTGAGAAGAATCGGAAGTTTTGCTTGATTCCCAGCGATGGCGTCAATACACCTAAACACCCAAGTAACTTTTTGGCTTCCTTCTCGATAAGCACGTTCAATATCCCAACCATCTCTATAGGGTTTGCCCGTGCGACCGGCATCAAAAGCAATTGGAGCGCCAGCATTGAGAATTGATTTTTCCTCAACGCTCTTTAGGTCTTTGTTGTTAAAATTACTATTCCAAGACATTATTCAGACCCCAACAAATATCCGAAGATTCCGCAAGTAAGACCCCCAACCACCAATCCAGCGGGCAGAAATATGAGACTTGCACCCACCGTCGTCCCCAAAATGAACAAAACCATCAAACAGTTTGCCATAAATTGTCGGGTCAAATATTTTTTGATTTTCAAAAATTTGTCCATCTAGCCCATAACCCTAGCAAAAGTGAGACTCAAACTATAGTACCTTATTGCTACTCACAAGATTGTGGAAACCATGACTGACTGGAAATCTGTTTACGAATTTTTACAGCCCAAACATCCGTTATTTTGCCCCGAAGAACCTTCCACGACCCAAAAAGTTTTTCTAAGAACATACGCTCTTGAAGCGCTATTCGGAGGCGCTGCGGGCGGAGGCAAATCTTCGGCTTTGCTTATGGCGTCACTTCAATATGTGGATGTCCCAAATTATTCGGCTATTTTGTTCCGTCGAACATACGCCGACTTAGCGCTTCCCGGCGCCTTGATGGACCGTTTTCGTGTGTGGATATCGGGTTTTGACGAGATTCATTGGAATGCGAACAGTTATGTTGCCACATTTCCCTCGGGTGCGCGGGTTTCTTTCGGTTATTTAAACAACACCAACGACTATTTACGTTATAAGGGTTCCGAATTTCAATTCATTGGGATGGACGAAGTAACAGAAATTAGGGAGTCCGATTATCGGTATCTGTTTTCTCGTCTTCGTCGCCCTGCTCAAGGCGAACTCTCAAAAGTCCCTTTGCGTATGCGTGCCGCCTCCAACCCCGCCCCCAATTGGGTTCGACAAAGATTCATAGTTGAGGGCAAACAAGAAAAACGTATTTTCGTTCCCTCGTTCCTCACGGACAATCCGGGGATTGACGCAATTTCATATAGACAGGCGCTTTCCGCTCTTGACCCCCTGGAAAGAAGAAGACTTGAACTTGGCGATTGGTGGGCTACCACTCTCGGTTCACTTTTTGACAGGGCAGATTTTCCAATCATTGACCATACGGAAGTCCCCCAAATCACAAGCGCCGCTAGAGCGGTCAGATATTGGGACTTGGCTGCTACTGAGCCCTCCCCGAGTAACCCGAATCCCGACTGGACGGTGGGTACATTGATGGTTTTTGACGCCGGTATTGCCTACATTATGGATGTTCGTAAAATAAGGGCAAAAGGCGACAAAGTTGAGGCTTTTATTGCAAGAACCGCTCAGGAGGATGGGCAAAATATCGCAATTCGTATGGAGCAAGAACCTGGGTCTTCAGGCAAAGCCTTAATTGACCAATATGCAAGATATGTCGTACCGGGTTGGGATTTACAGGGGGTGCGTCCTACGGGGGATAAAGAAACAAGGGCAAGACCGTTCGCTGCGGCTGTCGCAAACGGCAATGTTCGTTTGGTCAGGGGTTCTTGGGTTACCGATTGGTTGGATGAATTTGCTTCTTTTCCCGAAGCGTGCGACCATGATGACCAAGTTGACTCAGCGGTGGGTGCCTTTGTTTTTCTTACTGGTCTAGGGTTGCCCCAAAGGGGGCGTGTTAGTATCATTGTCTAGCCAAGAATAATCCCAAAAATAACCTAGTTAACTAATTTAATTAAAATTGAGGTAAACGCCATGATGGTTCCCGACAAATCTGTACAGCCGAATGTTTTGTCTCCAATAACTTTGTTTCGCAAGTCGCTTATGGACTTGGACAAAAATCTGAAAACGGTGGTTGAAACCAATGATGTTCAGGTTGCGCTTGACGCCTTGGTCACGCTTCACGCCATCAAGAACGAAATTGGTCTTCTATTTACCGATTATCAAAATTCAATCATCGGTTTATTGCCCGACTATGAGTGCAAAGCGTCAAATGGTCAGGTGGTCGAAAAAAAATTTGCTACCGACAGAAAGGGTTGGCAACATCAACAAATCGCCGAGGAGGTTTTGAGGCGTTTGGGTGAGTTGTCCATTGACATGGACACGGGCGAGGTTGTAATGTCATCCCAAGAAATTGCGGTAAAACTTCTTGATTATCTACAGCCTTCGTACTGGCGAGTCAAAGAGTTGTCAAAATTAGGCATCAACGCAGACCAATACTGCGAAGTCGGAGAGGTTAAAACAAGCATCATGATTAGAAAGGTTGATACAAAATGAGCAATATATACCAACAGTTATCCGAGCCATTTCCTCAGGAGATGGAAAAGTCCATCAATAAGGGTGGGGTTAATTTAACCTACATTCCTGTCGGCGAAGTCATTAACCGATTGAACAAGGTGCTTGGAGTGGAAAATTGGTCGTTCAAAATTTTGCTTTGTCAGCGAGATGTCACAGACCCCGAGTTTGTCGTGGCGCATGTGCGTATTGACTATTGCCCGGAAAACAAATTGGGTGTTTCGCGTGATGGTTTCGGGGGGCAAAAAATTAAACGCAACAAACAGGGCGGGATTGTTGACCTTGGCGACGAATTTAAAGGCGCAATTTCTGACGCCCTGAAAAAGGCTGCCCAATCTTTTGGTGTTGGTCTTTATCTTGCTCGCAGTGAAGAGGCTATTGAGATTGAAAATGTAATTGAAGCAAGCGCAAATACGCAACCCCAACAGCCCCAAGAAGTTAGTTCGCCAAGATATTTTCAAGTCAAGGAATTGTTTGAAGCGTTGAACGACGACAAAAAACAAAATGTGAAAAAATTTTGGTCAGAGTACAGTGGGGGCGCATCAAAGCCTTTGTCAAAAATGAATGACGAAGAACTTGAAGTCATCATGTCGGAAATAGTCCGTTTAAATTTTGAGGGCTCGGTGGTTGTGGATACACCAACCAAGCCATTGACCAAAAAAGAAATGCCTCCAAGAAAAGATTTGGATTAGAAAATTGCTGAATGCCCCCGATTATTTGTCCCCATCCTCTATTGCGACATTTCATCAATGTCCCTACAAATACAAACTCTCTCGGATTGACGGGATAAAAGAACCCCCGACAGAACATACTTTGTTGGGCAATTATGTCCACTCCGTTCTCGAAAATTTTTATCGTTTGGAACAAAACGAAAGAACTGTTCCCGCAATGAAAGAATTTTTTCGTTTGATTTGGCAAGATTATGTGGAGGATGTTCAAACTGTTTACAGAAAATATCCCAGCAATGTCCACTTTTTCAGGTTGAGGGCTTGGAAGTGTCTTGAAAATCTGATGAACATGGAAGATGTCTTATCCATGCAATTTGACGGGATAGAAACAGAACTTGATGCATTGGTTGACGGGGTCAGAATCAAGGGTTTTGTTGACCGATGGAACAAAAAAGACGAAAATTCAATCGTTATTGGTGACTACAAGACGGGCAAGGTGCCAGCCCCACATTGGCGGGATGACAAGTTTGACCAACTCCTTATATATGCGGTGGTTCTAAGCGAGTTGTTTGATAAAAAAATTGATTCTTTGGAATTGTTGTACATAGCCAACAGCACAAAACTCGCCAAAACCCCAACCGAACAAGATATAGAGCGCACAAAAACCACTATTGTTGAAACACGGAAACAGATTGACGAGCGTTGCAAAAGTGGTATTTTTGAAACAAAAAAAAGTAAACTCTGTTCTTTCTGCTATTTTAAAACCATATGCCCTGAATGGACTAGGTAGGAATAAGTGAACGACGACGCATTTGCTCGGTTAGTTGCCGAAGATGTTAAAAACAAAACGAGCCGAGACCAAAAAACATATCTCTCTTTGCCCGAAAATTGGGGGCGATGGCAGAGGGCGCTCAAATTGCTCATAGAGAATTTGAATGGACAACGCGAACAAATTCTTGACACCGAAACTCGAACAATTGAAAAATATCGCCACCTAGGGGACGAAGGCATCCGTCTAACAATGGAGTTAAACGCATCATTTGAAGAGCGAAGGAAAAAAATTGAGCGCTTTACCTACTACGTAGAACAAAAATTTGATGAAGTATCAAGAATGATTGCGACCGGTAGCGACAAAGCAGACGAGAGACTCAGCATGATTGAGTTTTACCGCAAAGCCATATCGCAACACAAAGAACTTATGACCGAATACGAACTTGATGCGACAAGTATTGATGAGGCTCTTTGGTCTGCTCTTGACGGCAAATGGGCATTTGATGGAATCACGGAAGAGAACGCCTATAGTTTTTTAGATAGCGAATAAATCGTGACACGGCAACGGCTGTTTCTTGATACATCATGTGTCGAAGCAGCGAGACAGCGAATCAGGCATGTGTACGACACATTCGATACTGTTTGTGTTCAATTTTCGGGTGGGAAAGACTCCACCGCCATTTTATATTTGGCTAAAGAAATTCACGAAGAACGGGGTTTGGGTCCTGTAAAAGTTATTTTTCGTGACGAAGAAATGGTCAGCCCCTCCGTGATTCGTTTTATTGAAAAAGTTCGTCAATACGATTGGGTTGACATGGAGTGGTACTGCCTTCCATCGGGTCAAGAAGTTTGGGTTTTGGGTCGTCGTGAATATGTGTTGCTCTGGTCTAAGGCAAGGCAGGAGGACGGCAGGCTTGTCAGGGACATGCCTCCTTGGGCTATCCGCGCAGAACATTTTGGTTTAGACCCATCAAAGCCGTGTCCCAAATTGGTTGATTATTACACGATGCAGGGCAAACGGGGAAGAACCGCATTTATCACCGGCGTCAGGGCAAACGAGTCCATGGTTAGATACAGGTCGTGCGTACAGAAGTTGCACGAGAACTACATTGTTGTGCCTTTTCTTTTGCCCAAATCGTTGCCGTTGCGATTTGCGAAAATTATCTACGATTGGACAACCGACGATGTTCTTAAATTTTTGATTCATGAACACGATGCGGAATATTGCGAGTATTACGATTTGGCTGAAATGACCAACAGCAATTCGCGGGTCGGGATACCC